TGCTAATACTTGAGATTATTGGCGTTGTCAGGGTCTTGTTTGTCAGGGTTTCTGTACCTGTCAACGTAGCAAAGCCACCTGCTGTAAATGCTGCGTTAGCCCATGTTGAACCTGTCCACACGAATAAATTGCTAGTCGATGTATTCCAGTACAAAGCACCTGTCAACAGCGAGTTACCGTCATTGTCAACTGATGGAGCTGATGTTTTAGAGCCTAAGTAGCGATCATCGAAGCTATCATAAGATGCTGCAGCTGCTGAGGCACTTGCTGAGGCATTAGATTCACTTGTAGAAGCTGCTGAGGCTGAGTTACTTGCATTGGTTGCAGATGTAGCTGCTGCTGAGGCTGATGTAGCTGCAGATGTAGCACTACCAAGGATACTGTCAACGTAAGTCTTAGTTGTTAGATCACTATCAGCTGAAGGGGTAGCTGTAGATGTAACCTTGTTAGATCCCATGACAATGTTACCTGTCATAGTTCCACCTGCCAAGGCTAACTTAGCATCACCAACAGTGTCTACATAGCCTTTAGTAGCTGCGTCTGTACTGCTAGAAGGTGTGCCTAAGCCAGTCACCTTATTAGTACCCATGGCAATGTTGCCAGACATAGTGCCACCAGCCAAGGGAAGCTTAGCTGCAATACTATTAGTTACAGTTGTGGAGAATGAAGCATCATCATTCAAAGCTGCTGCAAGCTCATTCAATGTATCCAAAGCTGCTGGAGCACCATCGACAACAGCTGCAACGGCTGAGTCAACATAAGCCTTGTTAGCTGCATCACCTGAGTTAGTAGGGTTTGGAAGGTTAGTAATGGTAGCTGAGGAAGCTGCATCCATGTCCAATGTACCGTTAATTGTTACATTGTTAAAGGTTGAACTACCTGTGGAGGCTGTTACGTTACCAGTTAAGTTACCTGTTACATTACCAGTCACGTTACCTGTCACATTGCCAGTTACGTTACCAGTTACACCACCTGTGATAGCACCAACAAAACCAGTAGTAGCAGTTACTGTAGTTCCTGTAATTGCAGCTGCAGTGGTAGCTCCAATAGGAGTATTGTTGATAGTACCCCCTGTAATGGCAACACCAGCTGATGTACCACCAGTAACAGCCAGTGCTGTAGACTCTTGATTACCAAGTGAGCCAACAACTTTAACAACTGTACCTGAGTTGTCTTTAGTGTACAGCTTCTTATCTGTTACGTTAACAGCTAACTCACCTTTAATTAAGTCTCCTGCTGCAGGTGTAGCAGCTGCTGTGCTACTGTTCTTAGTAATGATTGTGGTCATTTAAGCTCCGTATTGTGAAGTGTACCAGTCACGTAATGGCGAGGAGACATCACGAGGGACTGCTGGAAGAATTCTGTTATAGTTTTGTTGTACTTTAGTGAAGTAATCATCATTGTATGTTGGCATACCTTGTGTAGGAAGAGCACCCACACCTGTAGAAGCACCACCACCGCCACCAATTAATGAAGCACCACCTAAGCCACCCAATAAACCTAATCCACCTCTAAGTAAAGATAACATCTGAGCATCAGTTAAACCTAGCTCATTAGTTTTAGCAGGTGTTGTTGTTGTTGTTGGGGTAGTTACAGAAGGAGGCAACATTGTTGTGGGTAAAGCTGCTAAAGCATCTCCAACATTGACTGGTCTATTAGCCGTTACTGTCACCCTTGGATCTGGTGTTACTGTTGGTGTTACTGTTGGTGTAGGTATAACAGCAGCAGCAGCAGTATTGATAGCTTCAGGTGTTACCACAGGTCTAGGAGCTGTTATAGTTACTCTTGGGTCAGGCGTTACTATTGGTGTGGAAATAGCAGCTGCAATAGTGTTAATCTTTTCAGGTGTTATAACAGGTCTATCAGCTGTAATAGTTACTCGTGGATCTGGTGTTACTGTTGGTGTTACTGTTGCTGTAGGAATAGCAGCTGCAATAGTGTTAATGTTTTCAGGTGTTACTATTGGTCGATTAGCCGTTACTGTTACTCGTGGATCAACTGTTGTAGGTGTTGTAACTGGTGTAGTAGGCGGTGTTATAACAGCCGGTACAACAGCTGCAAGTGCTGTGACTGCATCCTGTACTGTAACAGGACTACCACTTATAATAACTTTTTCAGCAATTTCAGCAGCCTGAGCCGGTGTTACAGTAGGAATGGCAGCTGTAATAGTATTTACAAGTTCCTGTTTAGTTGCTGGCTTTTCACCCGTAACTGTTACTCTTGGATCACTTGTAGCAGGCACTGTAGGCAGCCCCGCAAGAGTATTAATTATGTCTGTATTTGTAGTATCTCCAGACATCATTCCTTTATTGCCTGTAACTTGAACATTAGCTAAATTAGTTTGAGCACCTAAATTAGTAGGTGTAGTTACATTAGCTGCAATTTGACTATTAAGTAAGTTTAGTGTTGCTTGATCTACTTGCTGAGGTGTAGATGTACCTGTAACTTTAACTGTACCACCATCAGTAACTGGTGTCGATACTGCAACAGGCGGTGCTGTTACTAAACTACTCAACAAACCACTAGCATTGGTAATAGCTGGAGCTGCAGTGCCTGTAATGTTTACAGACTCCAAAGCTGCTGACGTTGCTGGCACGCCTGTAGCTGTTGTTGTTGATGCAGCCGTTGAAGCAGGGGGAGGAGTAACAGACGCTACAGCTCTTTCAACAGTAATATCATTATACCCACCAGCTGTTAAAGTATCTTTAATCTGATCTGTAGACAAGCCTTGGTCTGCTAACTGTTTAGCATCTGCTGCAGCAAACTGACGTTCTGTAATGCCGGGGTCTGCTGTAGAACCTGTAGTTAAGTAGTTATTTAAAGCATTACCACCATAAACTAAACCACCACTTAACAAGCCTGTTTTAAGTGCATCTTCAAGACTAGCACCACCAGCAGCAGCAGCACCGCCTTTGAAAAGACCTGTGCCAACTGCTTGTGCTGTAGAGCCTGTTAGATTTAAAGCGTTACCTAAAGCACCACCGCCACCTAAACCCAAGAAAGCTGCTTGAACAACAGGGTCATTAAATGCTTGTGCTAGGCCACCAAAAAATGATGGGCCTTTATCATATTTTCCAACATTCGTAAGTTCTCCAGTTGGTGAGTAAAGTTCAGTTCTGCTTCCTTGTTCGCTACTAACTTTAGATGTGGAAATACTTTGAAGACCACCTACTATTTGTTCTTCACCAGACTGTGTAATTTCATAATTAGGGCTTACATAAGTGTCACCTAATTTTGTAGAGCCTTGGAATGGGGCTAAAGCTGCTGCTTGAGTAACAATTTCACCAACTGAAACACCTGTTGCGGCAGCTATTTGTGCAGGGTTTAAATTGCCAGCGTTAATTAAAGCATCAACACTTTGTGTAGCCAATGCTTGAGCAATAGGAGGACTAGCCGCAGCCTGAGTAATAACTGGAGGAGTTGTAGCTACAGTGTTTGATTGATAGGCTTGAGCAATCGCTTGAGGAGTACTTGCTGGAACTTCATTCTTAAACTGTGATAAAGCATCAATAACAGATTGGTTATAGATTGCCGTACCTTCAGCATTGGTATGCAAAGCATCTACCAACAATGCTTTGTTTTGCAGAATCTCACCTTGAGTACCAACCAAAGCAACATTAGAGTTGGCTTTGGCTACATCGTTATAAATCTGGTCAACTTTAGGGTCAAAGTTGTTATTGATTACATCGTCAACTGACTTGGCATAAGGAGAGCCAGTCAAAACAACATTAACACCTTGACTACCAAGAGTCTTAACAATCTGGTTTAAGTTATCTTTAACAACACCTTTATCTACACCAGTAATGAAGTCAACACCACCTGCTTGCAAGTAAACAGTAGCATTAGGGTCAAACTGACCACCACCTGCTAAGAATGTATTAAGTTGGTTTAGCGTGTCAGCAGTAGTAGAACCACCAACAGCGTAGTTAGATGTTTGCTGACCAGTAGCCTCAGTCAAAGCGTTTTGCAATGCTGTATTGGTACTATTCCAACTAGCACCAGCCATAATATTACCACTTAGCAAACCACCAGAAGCACCACCAGTTGCAGCAGCTACATCTTGAGGTGAAATACCATACTGAGCCATCTGTGCTTGTGTTGTGGCAGCATCTGGATTAGTAGCTAAAAAATCATTAATGTTTTTATAGACATCGGCTTGTGTCATTCCATTGTCTAAAGCCCATTGCATTGCTGCTGATAAAGCCATGGTTATTCGCCTTTTCTATATAACTCAAACGTGTTAATAGTATTCATTGTGGAACCAGTCTCAGACGTTGCTCGAACTTGATCACCCTCTTCAAGTACAACATAATTACCATTACCAAAAGTAACAGACTGAGTAGTACTTAACACATAGTTATCAAATACGTGCACCTCAGTTGCTGTACTTGAGTCATACCACACAATATCAATAAATTTATTATTACCTGAATGGTTTACAACGTAACAAAGAGTCCATCTAGCATAGTAACCAGTGGGTACTGTATAGATAGTAGTCTGCGTTGCTGCAGTAAGAACATTACCCGTCGATACTGGCTTCATCTTGCTTTACTACTGTTTTCTTAGTTGCTTTAGGTGCTACAACAGGTTCAACTACTTCCTCATAGTCAGGGTGCTTCAACATAGAAGCAATATCTACCTCAAACTCAAAGTTGTAGATTAAATTAGTTTGTTTACATTTAAATTTCATGCTATGTTACCTTTCTGATATGCTTTATTAAGCACATTAAAAAGGCTCCCACCTATTACAGTGGGAACCCTCTATCACTTAGGCTGGAACAGCCAAAGCAACTGCTGAACCGTCACGCAGTTCTTTCACGCCATACAGTGTGTCAGCTGTGAACAATGTACCAAGGTACTCTTGTTTGTACTGAGTCTGTGAACGTACACCAACTTGCTCAACAAAGACTGCGAAGTCTTTATGAGCCAACAGTGCAATACGGCAAGCTGTAGTACCGTTAGTAGTATCAGCATTAGAAGTAACAAACACGGGTACACCGTACAAGTTACCAATTTCACCGTTACGAATGGTGTTGTTATTACCCATTTCACCGACAAAAGCTTGTTCAGTGTAACGAGCCAAACCCATCAAAGTGTTACGACTTGAAGGTGGGATAGCAAGGAAACGTCCATCCATAGGAACGTCATTGTCATCCAAACGCTGAATGGAACGACGAATCGCTGCATCAGTAAGAGCACCCAAACCTGTGTTAGTAGAACCACCAACGTAAGCTGTAGTACCGTCAGCACCTGAGAAAGCACCGGAGTAAGCAGACGTACCGCCACCACCTTGAACAGCACGACCAATTTGGATCAATGATGTGTCAACTTGACGAGCCAGAGCATAGCCAGCATCTTCAGTGTAGAAGTTACGCAGTGAAGACAAAGCTTGAGCTTCGACGATGTCCTCAATCAAGCGGCTGTACTCATAGTGCTGGTCGATAGAAACAACAACTTCTGATTCAGTAGCTGCAATCAGTGTTACCTGAGTTGAAGCTGCTTTAACTGAAGCACTGCCACGTGTAGGTGAAGGAATGTGAACGGTGTCACCTTTCTTACCCTTGAAGGTCATTTTCTTAACCAAGTTTGCCAACACCAAGTTCTTCTTGTATGTTGCAATGATTTCATCACTCCAGATTTCTGGGATGAACTTGTCTGCGGTTGTCCGCGTGACGTGATCTGTACCTAAAGCCATTTTTAATTCTCCTAAAGAATATAATTAATTTAAAAAGTTATTTAACCCGTCCCTCATTATAAGCTGCTCGAATTTCAGGCTCAAGTGCTTCATAACGGTTAGGGTCTGTCATACGTAGCCGGATAAGGTCGGCACGACGATATACTTTCTTAGATGATTCACCAGTCCCTCCAACATCTACAGATGCTGCTGACAAGTTTTGCTTGCGTACAGCATTTCCGGCATCAGTGGTTTGTTGTGTCTTAGATGTGCGGATCTGTTTAAATGTTGAAAGCAATTCATCTGCAGCATTAAAATCATAATTAGCATCAGCCATTGCATAGATATTAAGTCTCATGGGAGAGGCTTTAACCCAATCAATAAACTCACCGTCACGCACAATATCTGCAAAGTCAGGATGCTTCTTGTTGAGCATTGCTTGTGTCTGAATTTGTCGAAGTTGTGATGAAGCTTGTTTAGCTGCTAATACATCAGGATGATTTGATACTGCTTTACGAATCGCTGACTGAGGATCTTCAAAGAAGTCTACCTCATTCTCTACTACTGCAGGCTGTACTTGTTTAGAGGAGAGTTGCTGTTTCAAAAGCTCATCTGCTAATCTACGAACTTCACCAACTTCTTGAGCTTGCCTTCCAATTAGCTTTTCAGCCTCTTGGTGCATTGTCACGATGTCTTCTAAGCTTTTACCCCGATACTTGTCGGGAACATTAGAGACTTGTTGTTGTTCTACAGGTGCTTGTTGCCTTGCTGCCTGTTGTTCATCTACTGCATCAAATTCGCTTTGTCCCAATTCTTCTTGTTCAATGAGAGCCATACCTACCTTTCGTCCTGCCCTATATGGGTTTTAGGAGTGTTATAAATGAATTCAGAGTTAGTCACCCACGTGGGATGCGTTCTGCTTCTGTTCCTGACTGAGCTTTTCAGCCCGTACTTGTACCCACCTATCGGAAGCTGAAGGGAAATCGCCTGAGCAACCATCCAGCTTTATCCTTGGGGAGGATACAACCCTGATAGCGTCCTTACTACATACCTTACATTTAGCAGTGGTATGATCGCTATCAACCAGCGATTCAGTTATGTGATCGTTGGGACAATGGAAGTCATAGATGCGTTTACTCATCTTCTAACTCCTCATATACCTTCTCACACACATCTTTACGCCCTAAAACTAATTCAATAATATCTAGCTGTCCCTTACGATAATATAGTGTTTGTGTATCGTCGACAGTAGAAAGATTGTTTAAACTAGCCTTAATCTCTTCAAAGTCCTCTATGAGGTACTTCCAACCCTCAGTACTCATGGTATTGAAGGTTTCTTCGTAATATTTCTGTAAATCAGGGGCCATTTGGCTTATCCTTCTATGTGTAACTTATATAAGTGTTATTGTAGCATAAAAACAACACTTTGTCAAGTAAAATCTATTGCTTCATTGATCTATTTGCCATCTGGAGGCTTGCAATACGCTCATTTGAGGCAATATCAGCAGCTTTCAGGTTAACTTGCTTCTCTTTTAGCATCATGTCAGCCAGTTTAAGACGCTTTTCAAAGTCATCACCTCTGTCTAGGTTAGTAGATGCTGCCTGAACAAGCTTTACACGTTGCTCTTCAGGGATCATCTGAGCTTCAATCATGGTCTTCTGAGCTTCAGCTGACTGTTTCTCAGCTTTAGAGGTCAAATCAGCCACTTGAGCCTGTGCCAGCTGCATCTGAGCCATTTGCTGTTGTTGTGCAGCCTCAGCAGCCTGTGGGTTAGGCTGAGACATCTGCTCTAAAGCTTGCATCAGTTCACCACGGTTAGACAATGAGCTGTTCTGCAAGATACCTTTAAGGATCAATGGCAATACTGGTGTATTAGGGCCTAAAGTCTGCAACAAACCAATCATCTGTTGTTGTTCAAACTCTCGTGCCAAGATACCCAAGGTAGCTGTTGGAATAAATGTCATGTCAACTGAAGGATAACGCTCACTGTCAAACTGCATATAACGGAATGCAGCCTTATTGATGAACGGGATCATGAAGTCTTCTTGGAAGTTACTCAATGTACGCTTGTACTTCTTGATGATACCAGCCATAGCCATTGACATACCACCAGCACCTGCATCACGAGGTACGTTAGATGGCATACCTGCGCTGTCAACTGTACCTGTAGCTTGCAAGAGCATACGTTCAAAGTTCTGCGCTGCAGCTACTGAGTTACCATCAGTTTGACCAAACTTAAAGGGATACAATATCTCAGAAGGTGCACCATTGGTCAAGATAGCCTTACCGGGCTTAATCTCAAACTTAGCACCACGTGGAAGCCTTGTAGCGTCCATAGCAATCATAGGTGCTGTGGTGAGGGCTAGAGAGTCTAAGTGAGCACGAAGCTGACCATCAATAGCTTTCTGCATATTGTAGGCTTTCTCCATCGTACCCCTACCCCAGAACCTGCCGGGCACTGTATCGTCTTGGTAGGCAATAACTGGTCTATCCTTCATCATGTAAGGATTAGCTTCAGCCTTTAAAAGAACTGAGTCATTGGCAATCACAATGATAGCTTCTACCAAGTCAGAGTGATTATCAGCTACTGAGTCATCTGGGAACAGGTCTGTGATCTCAGTATCACCCTCTTCCATTTCTTCTAAGTACTCACGAGGCACTAGGCCATAATAAGTTAACAACTTAACTTTATCGTCTTCAAAGTTACGCAGATCTTGTGTAGCTTCTAACTTGTCATCATCAAACTGAGGTGTGATGTCTACTTTCTTGTAAATACCACTCTCAATACCTTCAACAATCTTGTGAATGGAAACGTACTTCTCGATAGCAACGCCCAGAGCATCGTCAATAGAATCAGCATTAGGATCAATAAGGAAGTTCTTAGGATTGACAGGCTTGATCTTAACTGCAACCCTATCCTTCTCTTGAACTCCAATAGCAGCTGCGTTAGCAATGCCGGGGATGGCTTGAGTAGATGGTGTATATTCTTTCTCAGACTTAACAATGATTTCACCAATACCTGTACCATAAATCTCAGCCATTAACTCAATCTGGTCAACTGACTTCTTAATCTTATCTCTCTTAAAGTCTTCGTGTAGTTGAATCTTAATTTGTTCAACATCAAAGGGATTACCATTGACATCTTTAACGTCATCTTGAATGTCAAAGAACTCACCCTGACCAAAGATAGCTTCCATGATCTCAGCATGGCGAGTCTCCACAGCTTGCTGAGAAGCTGGAGAGATAATACGGCTACGCTCTGACTCACGTTGCTTATCCTCAGCTGCCCACTGACCTCGGAAAATACGCTCATACTCTTCCCACAGGTCAATGTAGTTAGCATCTCTGTGGTCACGCCAGCGGTCTGTGTGGTCAACAATCCAAGAGGTTAGTTCCTTCTCAGACTCTGTAGGTTCCTCAAAGGGACTGTCTTTACCAATATCTGCCATAATCACATATCCTTAGTTGAATCATCTAGAGCATTGTCATCAATCTCGACATTGCTAGATGTTATTGGGCCGCCTACTAACCATGCACTACAAGTTCTCTCTGCTGCACACTTGAAGTCAAACAGTTCACAGAAACCTAGCTTAGCTGTATCTACGACATCCTGAGCAAAGCTATCCTCTTCCATATCAATACCTGAACGTATACACTCCATCATCTGAGGTGTCTGGATGAAGGCTGCACAGTTACCACAACGCATTGACTTGGCTTGAGCTACGCTAGTCTGCCACTCATTAGCTCTTTCATTCCAGAAAGCTCCATTGGATAGTTCAGGATTAGCTGGGCCATAACCTACGTTCTTAAAAGCCCAGTCTCGCTTCTTAAGATTCTCTTTAACATCATGTGTTTCAATAGGGCATTGCATTTATATTACCACTTAACTTTGTTAGCCCAGTAAGCTGCTGACATCTTACCTTTGGCAATGTTCTGAGCGTGTCTAGCTTTAAAGGAATCACTACGAGCTGAACCTTCAGGACTACCGGAGACACCCTGCTGTCCAAATCTGATAGTCTTAACTTCATCACCCTCTTTAGCCACAACTACATGACTCTTAGTTGGGTGACTTGGTGTACGCTTAGGCTTGTTAAAGCCACTGACACCAGCCCTATCAAGTCTAGAGTCTTTCATGTCAGTACATACCCTTTGAGGCTTTCTTAGCCTTGTTCGTATATGTACGGCTACCTCTAACGGGCATTGCCTTAGTTGGCTTAGCTGTCTTAGCTGAATTAACAAAGTCCATCTTAGATGGTGCAGCTTTAGAGCCTACCTTGTTCATCTTCTCGCCAGAACCTGCTGCGATACGTTTACGTTTAGCATTAATATTTGCATACAAACCAGTTGGCATTTTCATTCTCCTTTAGTATCCTGCAATTTTATCATAAACTTCCCACTCATCTTCTTCATAATCAGAGTTATAGGAAGCAATAGCCAGTTGGTCAATGTAACTTAAAGCATCCACTAAGTCATCATGTACGCCAGCTGTGGGAAACATAATCAGTTGATCTTTAAACTCACTCCAGTCCTCAGACTCATTGAAGGATACCCTTCCATGTTCCATACGACCTTGTAAGCTCCAGACAACCCTATCAGCTTTCTTTTTATTACCATGAGTTAAGTCCTGAATATGTGAGTAGATGTTATTCTTCCTCATCAAGTCAGTTAGGTAGGGCAGTACTGCATTCTTCAATGCTCCTCGCTCAATACCTACAGCTGTTGGTTGATAGTCTCTTACAATCTTTAAGATGTTTACAGCAGTCTCTCTGATGTCCCATCTACCATGCTGTATCTTATCTACCCACCAATCACCATTATCTTTTAACTTAACAACTGCAATAGCTGTTTCATCCAATCTCTTCTTAGATGCACCTGCATTCTTACCAACCTCTTCAAAGCCAGCTAAGTCAATAGCTACAATGTAGCTTCCATACTGAGGTTCCTTAGCAGTCTTGAACCATTCCTCTTTAAAGACATCTGCACCTGAAGTATCAAAGCTAGACAGGTATTCCTGCTTAAATGCAAAGGAACTTAATGTTCTCTTAGCAGCCTCAATCTCCTTAGGATCAATAGTCTCATTGTCCTGAGTGGTAAAGTGCCATGACTTCCACTCTTCGTCTATCTGGTCAGCCTTGTCTTCAAAGCTACCTAACTTAAAGATGTCATAGAACCAGTTTCTGCCACTGGGAGTAGATATGAATAAAGCTCTACCCTTCTTGTCTGACAGTGAAGCCCTGATAATCTTCTGCCATGTATCTTCTTTTACGAAAGCACACTCATCAAGTACTACGTAGGTTAATGAGACACCTCGTAAACTATCTGGGTTATCTGCACCTCGTACCAAGATCTTCCTACCATTAATCAATGTTATCTCTAAGTTATTGATGTGACTTGCTTTGATGACTGGTCTACCTAAGTCATGCAGTAAGTCCCACATAATCGTTCTAGCTTGTCCTAGAGTAGGTGCTATGTACATCACAGCTGAGCCTTCAGGACAGTTCAAACCTTCAATCAATAACGATACAGCTGACAACCTTGACTTACCACACCTTCGTCCTGCAGCTACCACTTTAAAACGAGTAGTATTTTTAAAGACCTCTTGCTGCCACTTAAGCAATGCAAAGTTAAGTTCAGTTGTCATACATCTATTACCTCATCACTTGTACTAACCATAGGACTATTAAGGCCACTAATGTTAATACTAATCTGAGGCATACTACCACCACTCTTAGCTGCATCAAACACTGAGGCTGGTAATATCCTATCCATTGCTAACTTAATTGCTGCCATCTGTCCGGGATGTTCATCATCCAAAGCTATCTGAATCATCTTATCAAGGATTCTAGTACCACCTGTGGCTAGTAACCTCTCCTTGAACTCTTGAAGTCTACCTGCATCACCTACAGGTCTACCTACCTTATTCTTAGTTCTGTTCTTAACAGCTTGAAGGTCAGTCTTTGGAGGTCTACCCTTACCACGCAGTTTAGGCGACATAACCATTGAGACAC